GAAGCAACCTCTAAGAGGGGTATTTTTGCCGCGAGAGAGAGAATGGTTTGTCTAGCTGCCATTCGATCAAGAGTTCATGAGTACCTCCAAGCATATGTTGCGACGCATTTTGCTTCTAATAGGTCAAGAGTTAGACCATTGGCATATTGGATATATGGGATGCCAGGCATAGGTAAAACTATGGCTGTCAAGATCCTTAACAATATGTTAATCAAGAAGGTCTTTGGAGGAAAGACTAAGGATCAGGATGACACTGACTTCATTTACACTAGAAACACTAGTGATCCGTTTTTCGATACTTATCATCATCAACCCATTGTTGAATATGATGATTATCGTCAAGCGGAAGAGGTTCCAGGAGGTAATAACTGTGAGGATATAGAAATCATTAAAATGGTCAACCAAGCAGTTTATCCACTGAATATAGCGGAGTGCTCTAAGAAAGGAAAAGTGTTCTTTGATAGCAAAGTTGTATCATGTTGTTCTAATTTAGCTAATTATAAGCATAATGGTATTACTTGTGTTGCAGCACTTGAAAGGAGATTCGATTTAAAAGGTCGAGTGGTGTGGAAGAGGAAAGAGAAACCAGGTGAGCTCGTCATAGACTACTGGATAGCAGTAGAGAAGGTTAATTTTCCCGAATTGCTGCACAGAGACCCACAGTACGATATGCCTAAAGAAGTCAAGGCTCTCGAAACAAAGAATAATTTTAAATGTTACCATCTATTGGATGTTTTTAATTACTTTGTTGAGGTGCTGCGAGAGAATGCTGCTCATGACACTGGAATAAACGATGTCCTAGCAGACCTGGCAGCAAATGATTTCATTTACACCCCCCCGGATACCGTGAAGGACCCGGAAGGGTTTTGCGACCCGTGTGATCGTCCTCTCTGTAAGTATGAGGGTACCAAGAAAGAGGGTAAGGAAATGAGAAGAGGCAGGAGTGGAAATCTTGATCAGAATAAGGGTAGAAGCCCTAAGTCGCAAGACAAGGGTGTCTACCAGAAGTCCACTTCAACGTCTATTAAGGATACTCAAGCACCCCTGACTCTAGCTGCTCATGGAGAAAAGGATGAGGAGGAAATGGATCAGCCTAGTGATGAAGAAAGTGACTGTAGTAACCCTGATGTATCAGAGGACTTGTCAGATTTGATAGATGCTAATATTCTTGGTGTCTTTGAGGAGGAACAAGCTGGGTACGATATCAGGAACAAAGCAGGAATTAAGTTTAGGGTTACCTCACGTTTGAAACACCCGTCAAAGATGGAACAACCTCCTGTTCAGTTGCCTAAGGAATATGAGGTATTACCCAATGATTCAGACGATCCCCGTAGATTGATGTGTTCGTTTTACTCTATAAACGGAGTGTGGGAGTACGCTGTTACAGGTTGGGCACACTTGCAAGATTTCCCGCAGTATGGATGTTTCATTAAGATCGTACGCGAAAAACAAAACAGACTGCTCAGAGGAGTCGATAAATATAACAAAAATTTCATGGTTTTTGCTCTCCAAAAGTGGTTATATTTTTTGACCACGCCTTGTGGGACCTTTTTAACTTGTTCTGTTAGCCTTGTTGTTTCCTATGCAGCCACCTCTTTCTTTTACAATTGGTTGAGCGCCAAATGTGTGAAGAAAACTTCGGAGTTGCCTGGAGTGAATGAGGTGATTGCACAGGAGTGTCAGAGTAGCGATCTTAAAGCTCACTCCACAGACAAATGGAATAAGTACATTGACTCTATAAGAGGTAATCCTAGAGCTATAGCCCGATTGGATGACCACACATATGACAGAGCTATGGAGAGGTATGAGTATTTGGCTAAATGCGAATACTTAGCCGGAAGGATGGCTGCACACTTGTCTTCAGGAGTGGAGTGTGTGTTAGCTAAGGTTAGCGCCAATCAGGTCACCTTACTAATAGACGGTAAAGAGGTGATGTCGGGAACGATGTTGCGTGGTCAATTCTGTTTAACCGCAGAACACATTCTTTTCCGATTGTTTGCAGGCAATACTATATCAGTCCAGTATACGGCCAAAGGGACTTTTAGCTGTTCTACTTCAGAAGTCAAACTTACTAAGGTCCATGGGTTTGTGTACAGGAACTGTGAAAACCCAACAACAGATCTAGTTGTTATCGAGTTTCCTCGAAATTTCCCAAATATGTGCGATATAACTAAGCATATTCCTGAAATCAACGAGGAGAGCCAGTACCTCGTAGATTGTCCCTCACACCTCTGTCTGAGAGGCAGGGAAAATGCAGAATGTAGATCGTCTGCAAGGATGACTTTGGGAAAGATTCCGTACACGGTGACAGTAGGTGGCGTCACCACTAGAATAGAAATAACCGCAGCGTACTTGGTTCGGACCAAGGCGAAGCACGGGGATTGTGGGTCCCCACTTGTTACTATATCTAACTCTTGTAACAAATTTACTGGGATTTACGTTTGTGGTGATGCAGACCGTGAAATGGGTTACTGTTCTATGATAACCCGTAACATGTTCGATGGCATGTTTTATGAAGCTGCAGCAGCACGCGACTTAGACATGGACTTAACCTACATCAACATGGCTGAACCCGATGTGAGCAAGAAAATCAGTAAAGATTTAAAAATCATAGGTTTGGACCCTGTCCCCATGCCTAAGACCAAGTGTGCTTTGGTACCAACATCCTTTTATGGGTGTTTGGGACCTTGCACAAGAGCCCCTGCTAAAGTTCAGTCCTTTAATGATGGCACTAAGATTATCAACCCACATACAGTAGCAGCTCAAAAACTGATTCGGGAAACCAAGAGTCAGTTGAATGAGAAACTTCTGCGAGAATGTGCAGATGATTATTTTAAGGTTTTTACCTGGAACGATAAGTGCGTTTTTAACAGAACTATTCTGAGCGACCAAGAGGCAGTGTTGGGTTCCATGGAGAGGCCTTATTTGACAGGGATGGATTTGAAAACAGGAAGTGGTTATGGCTATTCAGGGACAAGTAAGAGAGACCATATCAAGGTTGTAGATGGTGTGGCTACTTTTAGTCCTGAACTTGCAATGAAGCTGCAAGTCCGAAGGGAGAAGTGGAAAGAGCTAGGTACCATGCAGGCGGTTATTTGGTTAGATAAGCTAAAGAGTGAACTGCGATCCCACGACAAGGTGGCCACAGGAAACACTCGTTTGTACTCTGCAGGGACAATAGACTTTACTATTGAGTGTAAGCGCTATTTTGCAGGACTAATAGAGTATGTATTAGAGAACAGGATACTCAACGAGATAGCGTTAGGTATTAACCCCATTAGCGAAGAGTGGGGCTTTCTTGCCAATTACATACGGGGACCAAAGGAGCGAAGGTATGGTTTATTTGATGGTGATTTCAAATTTTATGATGCGAGTTTAGTTTTGCAAGTACTAAAAGAGGTTTGGAAGGTCATCGAGAGACTCTATGACGGCTCCCCTGAGGAAGATCAGAGAATGCGAGAAGCACTGTTTGGTGAAATGGTTAACGGAGTACACGTGTTGGATGGGTATGTGTACTTTGCTCTACAAGGAAACCCATCGGGTTGTGTATTGACGACCGTGCTCAATTGTATGTACATAAGCATCGCTATGAGATATGCTTATGCTACTATAGTTGGATCAATACAAAAGTTTTCA